CAAATAAACGCTATTTAATCAACACGATGACAACCGACCTCACAACAGGCCAAGTCGATTTCGAGTTGATTAATGATTTTAGAGATATTCAAGGCGCCGTTGCGAGACGTTACTCAAACATTCAAGGCTTAGAGATTGACAACACGGCCCAAAATATCGAGGTGCAATTGTATCGAATCGATTACGACTATTTTAACGTGGTTGCGTCGGGTGGTTTTTTAAGTTATCCGTTGACATCAAACAACGACACGGACATAATTTTAAAACTGACAATTTCAGCAAACACAACAGGCGTATATCGTGAGGACTCAGTCGCGTTGCAGTACTATTTAAATGGAGTAGAAACCGAAGTTAAAATACCAGTTTATCAAAATGCTTAACAATATACTACAAATGCTCCAAATCGCGGAGCAATACGAGAACAACGAGACGATATCTATTGCCAAGGGGCGATACGAATACACGCGCAACTATTTACAACTATTTAAAAAAGCACTGAAATGGCAATAGAAAAGGTAATTGATATAAAAGTACAAGGCAACGTTGACCAAGCGGTTGGCTCTTTACGCTCACAACTTAGACAAGCGCAACAAGAGGTCGCAGCTTTGTCTGATAAATTCGGAGCAACTTCGGCTCAAGCCATTGAGGCTGCAAAAAGAGCGGGAGAACTTAAAGACCGAATCGGAGATGCAAAGGCGTTGACTGACGCGTTCAATCCCGACGCTAAATTTAAGGCTTTGACCTCGTCTTTGTCTGGTGTTGCTGCTGGCTTTTCAGCGTATCAAGGTGCGCTCAATTTGGCAGGTGTTGAAAACAAAAACTTAGAGGAGTCGCTTTTAAAAGTGCAAAGCGCGATGGCTTTGTCGCAAGGATTGCAAGCGTTAGGCGAAAGCCGCGACTCATTCAAACAACTTAAGGCCGTTGCAGTTGACGCGCTCAAAGGAATCAAAGCGGGAATCGGTGCAACTGGTATCGGTTTGCTTGTGGTTGCTTTGGGAACTATTGCAGCAAATTGGGAGGATATTGTAAGCGCGGCAAAAGAGGCATTCCCTGCGCTTAATAACGTGGGTAATGTTTTCAATAAATTAAAAGAGTACGCATTCGGAGCGGGTAATGTAATTAAGAATTATATCTTAATGCCGTTCAAAGCGTTGGGCCAATTAATTGCAGGCGATTTTAAAGGTGCAATAGAGGAGATTAAAAAAGGCTTTGATGTCGTTGGAAATTACGAGGCAGGTGCAGCCAAAGAGCGTCAAAACCAAAGAGACGAAGCGGCAGCCGAGCAGTTGGCTAAATTGGTAAAAGACAACGAAAACCGAATAGCAGTTTTAAAAGCAAGCGGCAAAGACACCTACGCTTTAGAGCTTGAGAATTTAAAAAATAAACAAAAGCTATACAAAGACGATCAAGAGAAACTTGACCAGGCGTTGCAAGATGAGCGCATTTTGCGAGCTGCACATGGCAAGCAATTAAGCGATAAAGAAAAAGCAGACCGATTAGAGCGTGAAAAATTAGCTAAAGAAGAAGCTGAAAGAAGGAATAAATTAGCTCAAGATTTAGGAAGAGATGCCGAGCAAAAATATGATGATTTACTTAAAATTGACAAAGAAGCAAGAGAAAAAAATCTTTTAGCTTTGATGAGTGATCAAGAGCGTGAAACTTATATAATAAATAAAAAATATGAGCAGCAAATTAAAGATTTACAAGCTGCAGGAATTTCAACTGTTGATACAATTATTGCAAGAGATAACGAGATAAACGATGTTAATTTAAAATTTCAAAATTTATCTTATGAACAACAAAAGGAATTTACTGAAAAAGAAAAAGCCTTAGATATTGCGGTAAAAGAGGCAAAGCGTGCGGCCTTAGATACAGGACTTAATATCTTAATGCAATTTGCAGGCAAAAACAAAACTGTTGCTTTGAGTATTTTGGCAATTCAAAAAGGTTTAGCAATTGCCGACGTAGTTGTTGGAGCTGCAAAAGGTATAGCAGCGGCACAAGTTGCTTTAGCTTCAGTTCCTGCATTTATTGGAGTCGTTCCAAATCCTGCGTGGGCAGCGCAAGCGGCAATCACTGCAAAAAGTATAGCATTAACTAAGATAACCGCAGGAACTTCTATCGCATCAATCTTAGCCGCTGGAATTAGTCAAGCCTCATCGATTACAGGCGGAGACGGTGGATCAAGCGGAGGAGGAACAACCGCACCAAGCGGAGGCACAACAAACGCTCCTCAATTCAACGTCGTAGGCTCAACAGGTGTCAACCAATTAGCGGGAGCAATAGGCAATCGAGAGGCGGCACCAGTGCAAGCGTATGTCGTTGCAAATAATGTGACAACGGCCCAAAGTTTAGACCGCAATATCATTCAAAGCGCAACGCTTGGGGGGTAATATTTTCAGCTTATAACCTTAAAAAACTATAAAATTTTAAGGTTATAGGTTGAAAAAAGGGTTTAAATATTCAATTTAAAAATTGAAAACGAAAAAAAGTTTATAACAAACAATTAAAAATCAGTTATTAGGGTATGGACACTTACAAAGTAATGTTTAATGAGGAGGAGAACGACGGCGTTTATGCCGTTTCACTCGTATCCGATCCAGCAATTGGTGTACAGTTTATCACTTTGTCACAACAAAAGGAGATACAACTCGCAACCATAAACGAGGAGCAGCGTATTTTATTAGGCGCGGTATTAATACCAAACCAACCAATTTACCGCAACCAAGACGGCCACGAATTTAATATCGTATTCCCTGCGGAAACGATTAAGCAAGTGCAACAAAATTTCAGTCGTCAAGGATATCAGAACAACTCAACGATTGAGCATTCGGGTACACAAATCGAGGATGTGACATTTGTTGAGACGTGGATAAAAGAAGACGAGGTACACGATAAGTCGGTACACTACGGATTTAACGAGCCAATCGGGACGTGGTTTGCAGCAATGAAAGTCAACAACGACGAGATTTGGAACGATTACGTTAAGACAGGCAAAGTCAAAGGCTTCTCAATTGATGGGGTTTTTGATTTAGAACAAGTAAATTTAAAAAGTGAATATAGTATGAATTTAAATGAAATCGTTAACGCGATAAAAGACGGTTTCGCTTCGGTAAAGTTATCGAACGAGACTGAGCAAGTGGAAGTGACTATGTCGACCATGATGCTCAAAGATGGTGTTACCGTTTTAGAGGCTGAATCATTTGAAGCAGGCGTTCCTGTTTTTGTGGTTGCTGAAAACGGAGACAAAGTTCCTGCGCCAATTGGAGAGCATGAGCTTGAAGACGGACGAGTTTTGGTAATTACCGAGGAAGGTATGATTGCCGAAATTAAAGAAATGGAAGTTGAAGAGGTAGAAGTTGAAGAGGCTCCTATCGAAATGACAAGCGAAAATCAATTCGCTGAGTTAGTAAAATCAATCGTTACATCAATGAGCGTTGAAGTTGCTAAACAAATCGAAGCGGTTAGAACTGAGTTAAGCTCACAAATCGCTGATGTTAAAACTTCTCAAGTTGAGGTTAAGGCTTCAACAAAAGCAAAGCCCGAAGTTGCTCAAACTTTAAACTCAAACGTCAAAATGACGAGATCACAAAAAATTCAAAATAATCTTAAAAACTTAAACTAATGCCTACAACTACAACTGTAAGTTCAAATTATGCTGGTAGAGATGCCGGTATGATTATCGGTCAAGCGTTCAAAACGATTGACACTATCGAAAAAAATGCGGTAACTATCGCTGAAAATGTAAACTACAAATTGTCTTTGCGTAAAATCGCTTATACTGACGGAACAACTGCATACACTTGCGGATTTGCTCCTGCTGGGACAATCGTATTGAACGAAAACTTAATCGAGCCTTTCAAATTCAAAAATGATTTTGATGTTTGTAAAGAGGATTTCAGAGCTACTTGGTCTGATGGAATTATGGGTGCAGGTGCTGCAAACCCAACCGCTCCTTCTGACATTATGGACGCTATCCAAGCTGAGGTTTTAGGTGCTATCGGAGAGAAATTGGAGACTGACATTTGGCAGTCATCAACAAACTTTGACGGTTTCTTAACTTTGTTCGCTGACGATTCTGACGTAAACAAACCAACTGCTGACGCTGCCGTAACTGAGGCAAACGTTTTGGCTAAGTATTTGAAACCTGCTTTGGCTGCCGTGCCAATCGCTTTGAGAAATAAAGAATTAATTTTCGCAGTATCTCCTGACGTTGCTCAGTACTACGCTTTCTACTTGTCAACTCAAGGTATTGTTTACGGAAACGGAAATACTGACTTCGCTTTAACTTTCGGACGTCACACAATGACCGTATTAAACGGATTGCCTGCAAATACCGTAGTTATCTACGAGCGTAAAAACTTAGTATTCGCTACTGGTTTGACTGCTGACCACAATCAAGTTGCTTTGGTAGACGAAGACGAAATCGGTCTATTGACTGGTAAAGTTCGCGGTAAGGTAGTTTACAACGTTGGTGTTGGATACTACAACGCTGAGGAAATTGTTTACTTGACTTACGAAGCATAATACTAATAAAGACCGCTCGTTAACTCGGGCGGTTTTAAATACCTAAAAAATAGATGGCCTGTTTAATAACAAAGGGTAAATTATTGGGTTGCAAAGACCAACGCGGTGGAATTAAAAATTTGTATTTTGCAAATTATTCCGATTATGGTTACACTATTGCTGCTCAAGTATTGACCGATCTTGGAGACCTTGAAGAGGTTTTCAAATACGAGGTAAAGGCTACGACAAACGCCTTGACCGAAACTGGTACAAGTTCAGAGGACAACGGAACATTTTTGAACGCCCAATCTTTGGCCGTTACACTTCCGAAATTAGGTGCTGACTTGCAAGCTCAAATCCAATTGATTTGCGCTGGTAGACCTCAAGTTTTCGTTGAAGACTATAACGGAAATATTATGTTAATCGGTGCTACTAATGGCACAATGTCAAACTGCACAAAAGTAAGCGGAGGAGCTGGAGCCGATTTAAGCGGTTACACTTTGACCATCGCTGCTGAGGAGTCGAATTTATCTCCATTCTTAAATTCATCAATGATAACTGCGCTTTATGCGTTAGTTTCTGAGAACGTTGTTTCTTAATTCTTTTCATAGTTTTGTCATTAAACGCTCCTTATTGGGGCGTTTTTTGTTACAAAACACTATTTTTTAGTTATTATAGTATGTGGATATTCAATTTAACTGCGCCTTATCAATTCCGATGCATTCCCAGGGGCTACAATAGTGGCGAAATCACGTTTTTATTGCGTGACGAAACGCGAGACATTACTCACGAAATTGATGTAACTGGAGTATATTACCAAAACAATGTTTTAGTGTTGGTATTTGACGAGCCGATTATGAAGGAAGGCCAATCGTTTGAGGTTACAATCAACGAAGATGAAAATTTAATTTATAGAGGCAAGGCTTACGCAACGGCTCAGACTGACTTAGAGAATTTTGAACTCAATAAAGGAGTTTTAAAAGTATAATTTTATGGAAAAATTACAAATTATAAACCTATCGAATTACATTCGCCCCGAAATTAAAGAGGTGTCGGGTAAAAAGTGGGTGTTAAATGGAGACAAAAACTCGTTTTATCAAGTCATAATTGACGCCTATAACGGATCGCCAACAAACTCGGCGATTATTGACAGTTACGCGCAATTCATTTATGGTAAAGGATTGACCTCAAAAGACAAGGCACGCAAGCCAAGCGAATGGGCGGCGATTATATCACTTGTTTCAAAAAAAGATTTGCGTAAAATATGCAAGGATTTCGAGATGTTTGGCGAGGCTTCACTGGAGGTAAAATATGTAAACGGCAAAATTCAACGTTGTTTTCACGTTGCAAAGCAAAGAATCGCTCCTGAAGTCGCAAACGAGGAGGGGGATATTACAGGATATTATTATAGCTACGATTTTGCAAACGTAAATAAATATAAACCCGAACGCATTGACGCATTTGGTTTTGGCGAAGGAATGGGCGAACGCTCAGAGATTTATATAATCCGCGATTACCAGGTGGGACAATTTTACTATTCAAACCCGAGTTATGTGTCGGGGATTAGTTGGGCCAAAATGGAGGAGGAAATTTCAAACTACTCAATTAACCACATTCAAAAAGGGTTGAGCTTTGGCCATATTATTAATATGAACGCTGGAGTGCAAGAGTCAATTGAAACGATCCAAGAGAATACACGCCAAATTCGTAACCACCTAACAGGATCACAAAACGCGGGCGCATTCTTTTTAAATTGGAATGACAACAAAGATAGCGAGATTACAATCTCCGCTTTGGAAGTTAGCGACGCGCACCAGCAATACCAGTATTTAAGTGCTGAGGCAAGGCAACAACTATGCACTTCGCATAAACTTACATCGCCAATGCTCGTAGGAGTAAAAGAGGCGAGCGGATTTAGCTCAAACGCTGAGGAAATTAAAGTTGGATTTGAGGAATTAATGATTAACGTAATTAGACCAAAGCAAGAGATTATACTCGACGGATTGATGGAGATTTTTGCAGTTAACGGAATTACTTTGGACTTACAATTTGAAAGTTTGAGAAGTGAGGAGCAAGTAATTGTTGAAGCTCCAGCCGCAGCGGTTACGCAGTTAAGTCAACACGTTTGTTGCTCAAAAGACGACAACGGATTGTCGGAAGTTGCTGACGCGCTTATTGAGATGGGCGAAATTGTAGACGAGAACGAGTGGGTTGAGGTTGACGCTATACCAGTGCGAGGCGATTTAGAGATTAACGAAATAACTTTGAATTTAGCTAAGTCGTTTGCAAGTTTCCCAAACGTAACGAGTGAACAGGACACGATGTTATTTAAAATTCGCTATTCATACGAGGGCCGTTTAGGTGCCGAGCGTGACTTTTGCCAAAAAATGGTAAGCGCAGGGCGTACTTATCGCAAAGAGGACATTACTATTGCAGGCTCAAAAGGCGTAAATAAAGGATTTGGGCCTCAAGGTGCAGACGATTATAGCATTTGGCTTTATAAAGGTGGCGTAAATTGCAATCATTTTTGGATGAGAAAAATATATTTACGTCGAAATAACGAACAAATAAGCGTAAACGAGGCCCGAAAAATGATTTTAGACCTTGATCCAGCCGACCGACCAATGGCGAGATGGCAAGAGAATGAGCCTGAAGTTGCACAAACCGCGTCAGAGTCAAACAATTTTTGGTCATTAACTCCAAACTATCGTCAATAAATGGCAACTATTATACTTTTAAAAGAAAACGAACTCACAAAAAACACCCTATTAGGTGGTAATATCGACATCGATTTATATATTCCTTGCATCGCAGACGCACAACGCACGCGATTGGAGGAGATTTTAGGGGAGACATTATACAATAAAATTTGCGACGACTTCGATAACGACGATTTAAGCGGCGATTATTTAACTTTGTACGAAGATTATATCAAACCATTTTTAATCTCGCAGAGCGCAGTTGAGTACCTCCTAATTGGAGCCTATAAAGTAAACAACAACGGTATTTTTAAGGCGCAACCTGATAACTCGGTGGCGGTTGACAAGACCGAAGTTGATTATTTGGTAAACAATATGCGATTAAAAGCGGAAATGTATCAAAATCGAATGGAGAAGTGGCTTATTAAATTCCATTTACCCGAATATGTGAGCAGCTCGAACAATATAGTTAACCCAATCCGCAACCGAATGATTTGCGGCAAATGGTATCTCGATAACCCATATTAAAATATATGCGCAAGACCGACAAACGAACTGAGGAAAACATCAAAAAACTTAAACTATTTTTAAAAAATGGCATCGACACTAAACTTTTCGACCAAAAGGGGCGACACATTCAAACAAACGGACTTTCAAATAAACGTAAATGAAGTCCCTCTTAACTTAACCGATGGCGATGTGCGTATGCAACTGAGAAAAGAGGCTGGAGGCGTTGTTGCTTTGGAGGTGCCAATCACTATTTTCGACGCAGTAAACGGCGAGTTTTGTATCGATGAGCAAATAATCGACATTCAAGCCTGCACCTATAAATACGATATTCAAATCACGCAAGAGAGTGGCGAGGTTGACACTTGGATAAGTGGACTCTTTACAGTAACCGACGATATTACACGATAAGACTATGGCCGATAACGTGAATATTATAGTACAAGACACAATCAACGACATCGTCGTAAATGCAGCGGTTGTAGTTGAGACAATTGACATCAACGTGCAAGCTACTGTCGACGAGGTTCACATCGTAGCCAATCCTAATAACTACGTTGTAAATATCAACCGTATAATTGGCGAGCAGGTGCAGTCGGATTGGACACAAACGGACAACCAAGCTCCCGACTACATTAAAAACAAACCGACAATCCCTGCTGCTCAAGTCAATTCCGATTGGGATGCAACGAGTGGCGTGGCTGAGATTTTAAACAAGCCGACAATCCCTACAAATACGAGCGACCTTGTAAACGATGGCGAAAATGGCGTTGATCCGTTTATCACGGCAGCGGACATACCTCCAGTAACTGGCTTTGTTCCGTACACAGGCGCAACCGAAGACGTGAACTTGGGCGAGTTTGGACTATTAACAGGCAACATTGAGTTTGACAATACACCCACAAATATACCGACAACTGCGGGGGCGATGTATTGGAACGATTCAGATGGAACGGCTGATTTGATTTTAAAAGGCGGCAACGTTAATTTACAAGTCGGTCAAGAATCAGTTATAAAAGTGGTTAATAAAACCGCTACAAATATAAATTTGTTAGAGGCACACTACCAAACGGTAAGGTTAAAAGGTGCGCAAGGTCAACGACTGAAATTTGATTTCGCTCTAGCGGCAACCTAAAATTTA